CTACAAAATTTGATCAATCACCTCTATAAGCCATTTTGCAATGAACTCATTCGCGAATGAACTGGGGTGGTTGTTATCCGCATATAAACGATTGTAGTCCCCTCCACGGCGTACAAAATCCCTGAACTTGGCCCGGCAATCAACAAGCCCGGCGCCACTCGCCAGACACTGGGTTAGCGCTGCCTGAACATACTGGTCGTATGTCACTGCCGACGATCCAGCACCCTCATAATCAACATCCTTCCCGCCGAGAGTGGTGAAAAACAGAAAATCAGTTGCCTTCCCGCCCCCGCTATTCAACACCGCATTCAGTCTTGACATAAATGTGGCGATGTTTGATTTAAATACTGCCAGCGGGGTCTGCCGCAGGTACTCGTTCACAATGGGCAACTCCGTTATAACCAGATGGGGCGTCGTTTTGATGTACGATATGATATCCGACAAGTGATCGTGTGCGGCATCATTATAACTGTCGCTATCCCCCATCCATTGGCCGATGGTATGTCCTCCCATAGCAAAGTTGACCACGTTGTTGTTGTCGAACAGCACTCCCCTGACCGAAACTCCCAACCCGGTGGCTGCATTGAGTTCCATGTGCACTCTGCCCCAAACTTTCGAGCCGAAGTCAAGACAGTAAACTACATCTTGAAGTACCGAATTATATGCATCTATTTCAATGTAGTTGTCGTGGATAGTAGCTTCCGCACCCGCCAATACCAGCGCGCCAGTATTAGTGACACCGTAAACTTTGGGATACCCAGTACGTCCGAAACACCAAATAGGCTTGAGATTTGGGGTATCAGCCTCGTACCTGTTATGGCTGTACGCAACAACTTCTGCCCCTCCTGCGGCTCCGTCGGACATGAAAAAACGAAGTTTTGAGCCCGAAGCACCCCGTCGAAAGCAAACATACATTCGGCGGAAGGGTTGCGTGGGGTCGATATGCGCGGTAGTCACTTTAACGTAATCGTTATGATATATTCGCATGCCTGAATGAATCCATTTTTCCAGCCCGGCAGGGTACGACCCGGAGGCGCTCAATATCTGAACAACCTTAATCCCACTCGAATCGAGCATCGCACCTACAGTGATCGTACCAAAACCAGGGATGAATAACTTTTGGCCCTCTTCCGTAAAAAACCCAAGAGTACTCGCGGCCATCTTAGGGCTTATGCGTAGGTAAAATGCCGATCCATCGTATTCCCCCAAAATAGTACCGTTACTATCCGTTATAGCACTCCAGGAGCCGCCGCTACCGCTGATGCCAGGACACGGGAGTAACGTGATGTACTCAAGTTTTCCCGCTTCCAGAAAAGAATTCTCATCCTCCGGGGCCATCAAAAACATGCCAGCGTTAAATCGACCCCGAAACAGCTTATCACGATGAACATCGATCAGGTCGTTTGCCCCGCGCGCCCAAGGAGTAAACCAAGCGGGGTAAGACGAGATGGTGGGGACAATTTCATATTCATCCAAACCCAAAATAGCCCCCGTAGAAGGCTTTACTGGTCGAGAAAGAAAATCATCTACCTGGGCGTCAGGTGCCGCAAACTCATAAGGAAGTATGCGTTGATCGGGCCGACCGTGTATGGTGTAAACCATTTCATCAAAGCCCCGTGTAGACCGGATGTGCTGCTCAATGCGCGCCATAAATCCTTGGTTAAACAATGAGGAGCTGTGCGAAGAATAGTTAGTACCAAACGGCCAATCCCATTCCGTGGCACCCTGACCCCACGCGTGGCTATCCCCAAACAACAGAATCTGCTTGTCATAATTTTGAGCGGTGACATTGGCATTATGGGTGACGGAAAACACTGCAGCATTGACATTATGGACAAACTTCTGCTCTTGAGGATCAGATACCGAAGGGTACCAGTCAGCGCCATCGGAGAAAAATCCGGCGCCCTGGCCGGAAGCAAGTTCGAAACGTATGTGCCCCGCGATCGTCTCTGAATCTTCCGCGACCAATATCGTTTTGTAACCATCGCGGCCGGTATTCTGGACAAATATTCTATGGCCTGTTTTACCCGCCGCAACAGGTAGATTGACGACACAGTCAACGGCCGTCGAATCTGTATCAACCATGTATATATAATCGTAGTCAGCAATGGCGTATTCCGTTGTTGTTACCGTAATAACGCCCGCCCAAATTCCGCCGGCCGGACCTTCCGGACCACGCAAATTTCCCACGGACGCCCAGGCCCCATCAATCATCTGCCAAACGGCACCATCACTCAAGCGGATATATGAATCACCTTCAGTTTGCCCGTCAATTACCTCGGGAATATCAATTCCCCAGGATAAGCGCGGCTCACGAGATGGTATCAATAATGATTCAAGCACTTCCTTCGAGATTTGTTTCACTGCCCCGGCCTGAACGACCAGAAGCATATCTTCGGGGTTAACGGTTTCCGCGAGGGGCCGGGAATTAATATATTGCAGCCATGATTTCACGAATTGCTCCTTTCCTGCCTCAAGCCGTGCGGCGCCAGACATAAACGACAACATACGGCGGCATATTGTTGTGAGCTGCACCACCGCCAACCGAGAGCATTTCGCCCCCGTCAGGCGCACCCACAGCCTGCTCAGCACCACTTCCGGTAGTGTCATTGCCTGTAAGAGACCCGCCGTATGGTGGTTTGAGCAGGTTTTTGAAAGTTGGGCCGGTATGGTGATGGGCCGGCATTTCGCCTGTCGTTAATGTGTGGGTTGCCTCACCACCTGTATCACCGGCGGTATAGCCTCCCCCTGCACTCAACAGCATACGCCCAGCTCCAAACGCCACCCATGTGCCGAATCCTAACAGTTCAGCCGGATTGGTCGCGATGCTCGCATTAAAGTACAGCGACCCGACGGAAAAGGCGGCCTGCAGTATATTGGCTGGAGCATACGAATGGGTGTGGTTGCCGGCAGCCACCTGGGTCCCCGCCGTGCCCGTATTCTTGTAGGCGGCATCACCCAGGCCCAGTATGGCTTTCACCTCTGCCAGTGTTTTTCTCACAAAAGCACCTGGTCCACTCCCAACCAGAAAGTCCCCGACCGCAAGAGCAAGATTATGAATATGTACCGCCACCGTATCCTTGCGGGCGATGTCATCGCCAGCTGAAGGTGCTGCAACCTTGGCCCGGCCCGCACTATCGCGCAGAATCAGACGATTGGCGGTCGCCGCCGGAGTTGATCCGTGGGGATTGGTCAGCAGAGCATGGGCATCAACGTATTCCTGACTGGCCATCACAATGTCACTGTCGATCTGCACTACCACGTCGCCACCGTTGGAAATGCGCAACCCGCCGCGTACCACGATCTGCTTCTCGCCTCCTGAGCCCGGAGCAGGTTTTTCGGTCATCGGGTATTTGCCGACCAGGATCAGATCGCCGGCAGCATCATAGATGGCAGCCTCGCGGATATCCCACCCCCCTACGTCAGCGGGGATGACTGTTTCAATCACGACCAGATCGGGCTGGGTCTGGTGGAGGTAAATTTTGTTTACCGCGCCGCGCCATCTCTCGTTGATCAGCCCATCAACCAAATCTTCCGGCTCGTGGTATTCCCCATCACCATCACCCACGGCAAATTGAGCCGGAGCGACCAGGGCGCCCCCAGCTTCGGCTGTGGCCCGTTTGGCAAGCCCCGTTGCCGTCATTATCCATCGGAATTCTGCGGGCATCAAAACGCTCCTTTACTCTGCGATCAATTGCTCGTCATCAAGCTCATCAATCAGCAACACGCCGTCGAGCTCATCAAACAGCCGTTCGCCGGTCACGGATTCCGGCTCGGGGAAAACCGTCACAACCTCAGTGGAAACCATCGCAAACGAGTAGCTCGGCACGGTGCCGATTATCGACTGTATGAAAAGGACCTCGGACAGTTTGGATCGAGCTGGCTTGATCTCGTTAATGGCCCATTCCACCTGAGCCTGTGAAAATAACGACTCGGTGCCGACCAACTCGCATTCCACCCAGAATTCCGCCCACCGCTCCGGGTCCTCGCCGCGCAGATTGATGACCCGGACATCGGCGAAACCGTAATAGGCAATCAGGACTTGGCGCAGTGCACCGGCGCGTCCCCCGCGGGAGTGCCAGAGGTACGCCAGCCGTACCCGGCCAATCCAGTGCGCCTCAGGTTCCTGTTGGGCACGCACGATCCCCCGCGACCGCGCAAAATGGGCCAACACTGCCGCTTCGCAACGTTCGGGCAAAAACTGATCACGCAGGGTACCGATCAGATCGCGGGCCGCATCGAGCAACTCCGCGCCACCCTCCGCCAGCATGGCCAGAGCACCGTGCTGCTGAATGAAGGGCAGCCGCAGGGTATCCCTGAAATATGCCCAGAAGAGTCGCATGCTACTCCTCGTCCGCCCAGACGTAGCTGAGTTCCAGGCTCTCCAGTACTGCCAGGCCGTCCGCGTCGACCGGCACATCATCGGCCGGGCTCGTCAGATTAACCTTCTTTACCCCCGCGATCATCAGCGGCCACTTCAGGCGATCCAGTGTAGCATCAGCACCCACTCCGAATGGATTGACGCCGGCCACCGCGGTGGTGCCGAACAGACTGCGCTCCCTATTCTCCGCCTGGGCCAGGATGGCCGCCGGATCTCCGGAGGAAATCACCAGTTCGGCCACAATGGCAACATCCACCGCCGTCGGTCCCTTTACCAACACATCATCGTTGATCGGCGTCAGCTCGTCGTCCGCGCCGGTGCCGTTGATTTTGGCGTCGACTGCCGCCACCAGTCCCTCGGTCGGCAATCCGGCACTGCCCTGAATAACAACGTCGATGGTGCCCTGGCCGCGCGGGTGCTGGTCCAGAATCCGCGCCGAAACAACGCCGGTCACCGAGAGCGCCCACGCCTGATATGCCTGCTTCGTGCATCCGGAAAGCCCCTGCCAGGCCAGCACATAGCGGAAGCGCAGCGGTTCGTCCTGCTCTTCATCCACCCCTTCCGCCGTCAACCAGCCTGCCCGGTTTTCGCAGACATCGACGCCGGGGATCACCGTGGAGATCTCGGAGATCTGGCCGGCCGTAACGTTGGCACCGGCGCCGTATTCCTCGGCCTCTACCACCACCGCCACTTCGGTGGCACCGTCCGGGATGATCACGGCGGCGGTCGTCACATACCGGTACACCGTGCCGCTGCCGTCGGGCTTGGTGCGCACCACCCGCCCGGTCGGGATAGGCACGTTGCCGGCGGCCGCCGCACGAGTGAAATAGACGATGCCGCGGGCCTTGGTGGCGGGCTTGCGGGTAATGCCCACCTGCTTGCAGTGCAGGTCCAGCCAACTACCGGTAGCAGTATCAGGAAACGCCTGTATCAGCACCAGGGCCAGGAACTGATACAGCTGCCACAGGCCCCAGCACCACAGCTCAATCAAGCCGCGCACGATCCCCTTATTGAGATTGAGCCGTATCGGAAGCCAGCCCTTTGCCGCGTACTCCTCCTGCACGGCCGCGATGCGGTCAAACATCTCCTGACGGATGGTGTCGAGGCTCTTAGAGACCAGATCTTGGATTGACATCTTTTATCACCATCTCCTGTTTATCGCTGTTGAGCGTCAGCACCAGGTTAAACGGATGATCCTCGCCAATGAACTCGAAGGATACATTGGCAGTGAATCCCCGGTCGTCGGAAGAAATCACCGTGCAGTTAGCGGTACCGAGGACGACTCGGGGATCTTCCTCAACGCGCTGCTCCACCTCGGCCTCGAACGCATCCCGCCGGGCACGGTCGTTTTCGTCGCGGTACCACTCGTGGATCAGACTGCCAAACTCGGTATCGTAGAACAGCGAGCCCAGGGGAGTCCCCAGGCGTAGACGGATATCCTGGACACCGGTGGCGGCTCCATCCGTCAGAATCAGCTCACCATTGCCGGCGACCAGGGGGCTGCCGAGATCATCCAGAGCTATATCGCGCCCAAACAGATCGTCCACCTACATCTCCTCGCCCGGCGAATCGGTAACACCGCCACCATCGCCGTTTTCCTGGTGTGTATGGCTATTGAATACAGACCGCATGCCGGCCATGCTCTTGGATCCACCGGCATCAGAAATATCGCCACCAGCCACGATATTGCCCGACACCCTCAGCTCCGGCGTGTCCATTGCGACCAAACTGGAAGCGGTCACCGTCACCTCGGGTGCCGTGATAAACGCCTTTTCCCCCGCCTCGATGATCCAGTCCACGTCCGTCGCTTCCACAATGTTCCCGGCCGGCGTGATCTTGATGAACACGCCCGGCTTCTGCTGGATGACGAATGCCCCGGCTTCACACGCCGGCGCCTGATTCTTCGCCCACCGGAAATTGCTGATGCGCGGATAGTCCGGATCTCCGTCGTAATAGGTGACATCGCACAGCGTACCGACCGCCGGCGGGCATACCACGCCACGCTCCGGCCCACCCCACAGGATCGGGATCTCCACCCGGGTAATGACCGGCTCTTTGGGATCATCGCTGTCATCGTTCCGCAGCGGCTGCACGTCCGCCCAGTACGCCCCGTTGGATGCATAGGTCTTGACCACCCGCCCCTTGCGCGGCATGCGGTAATAGTGGCGCAGGTTCGGCATCACCAGCTCCACCACCCGCTGCAGCAGGGATTTCAAATCGACCGGGCTACCCATGCTCAGCCCCATACCAGACATACGTCCGGCACCGGTCGGGCGTGCCCTCATGGCGTACCCGCACGGCGCGGTGCAATGCATCGATGCCGCGCCGGTCATCCTGCAGACGGAATCGACGCGAATGGCTCAGGTCCGGCAAAAGGAACGCCTCTATCAGGGACAAGCCCCGCGGCCAATCCTGCGGCCGGTGATCGATCAGATTATCGGTGGTGGCGATCGTCACCACGTCGCCCGGTTCGTCGTGATTGCCCCAGTTGACGCCGGCTTTACCCATCCACAACGCCCATCCGGACATATCGAGACCGAATGCCTGACTGCAGCTGTGCTGCAGCTGCTGAACCAGCTGCCAGACCGGAATGTTGGCGGCGGAAACACGAGGCAACTGTACGCCGGGTGATGAGATCGTGCCGAAAGCCAGGCCCGCCTGACGGATCGCCCAGGCCACAATTGCTTCCGGACTCTCGTTTTCCCAGCTCTGCATGATACGGGTCGTGGCCAGCGGCAGAGAGCGGTCGGTTGCCACGACTTCCAGCTGATCGGCGGTCGCGCCGGGATAACGCCCGGTCACGGTGCCGGTCCACTCCGCCGGCACCTGGTTGCGGTAGCCCAGGCGGATGGTCACCGCGTCGCCGATCGCGATCGTCCGGTACAGATCACCCTCCGGATCGGGCAGGGTGATGCCGGCCCGGCCCAGCGGGTAATGGCGCTGTGAATCGATCCACCAGCCCGGTGCGCGGTAGACCTGCAGGTCGCCGATCGTTATGTCGAGGCGGATGCCGGAGATTTCCATTATTTCAGTCCTGCTTTGTAGCCCGCTATCAATGGATTATCGTCCTTGACGATGGATGGTGCGGGTACCGGCTTGGCCTTTGCCGGCGGGGGCGCTCCGAGGGCCGCTTTGCTCGCATTGGCCTGCTGTTCGCGCTTAACCACCGCTGGCAAATGCTCGGAGAAAGAGAGTACTGCCCGAATCACATCGCACTGATCATCCTCGTCCGATTGCAGCCCTGAAAAAACTACCCGGCTAACTCCACGGGAACGCAAGTGACGGTTGGTGACGTTGTAGATTTGCGGATTGGCGCCCTTATCGCTATCTTTGAAGTACGTGTTGATGATGGCCAACTTGGTATAGCAATCGCTCTCATTGTCGCAGATCAAATCAACGGTCAGCTTGATGTCGGCATCTTCCCAGCCCTGGGGGATGCGATTTTTCCCACTCATATGGTCGCGAGTGGCCCGGTCGAACCGTACCCCGGCGTTGACCGATATTCCCACCAGGATGCCCGGCAGCAGGTCCTTCCCCAGCCGCACAGCACCATCTTCAAATGAGAGATATCCGTCAGTCGCCATCATGGGCCTCCACCAACGCCTGCAGCTGGCGAATAAAATCCTGGGCGTTGTTGACATCGTTCAGTTGTACGGTAAGATTTTGGATGATGATCGTGCGACCGCTGGAGCCGGAAGAGCTGCCGCTGCCGTCCCGTTGTGCCATAACCGCCTGTGACGGAACCGCAACCGCTGCCGGCGGCGGGGCAACGGCGATGCTGGTGGAAAGCGCGGCACCGGCCAGGGCCGTGGCCATGGTCCGCTGCAGGCTGGGAGCTGCCCCGGTGATCCCTGCCCCCAGGGTGGACATGATCCGCGACCCGGAGAGCGTCAGGGTAGAGAGCGGCCCCTCCTTGGCGTCGCTGAAAGGGAGCAGGTTGCGCACCCGCTGGAATACACCCTTGACCGTCTCGTACGGCTGGTCCGCAACCGACTTGATGCCGGCTACAATGGGCTGTATGAATGCTTGGCCGACCGTGAACAGGGCACTGAACATGCCGCCGAGCAGTGACGGGATGGAGTTGAGCATCCCGGCCAGGGCATCCGATATGGCGGTGGAGATGGCCGGAATGGCGGACCAGAGCCGCTGAAGCACATCCCAGATCAACGAGAACGGGAAGAATATTATTTGTGCCAGGCCGATCAAGTACTTGACGACTCGGCCGACACTGAACCCGATAGCGAACAACGATACGTCGATGCCGGTCTTGAACCACTCCACGCGGCGGTACATCCACACGAATATCCCACCCAGCAGAGCAACCGCGGCGACGATCGCAGCCACGATCCAGGTCACGGGATTGGCCAGCAGCGCCGTGGTCATGCTCCACAGGGCAGGGACGGCACTCAGGGCCGTCAGGCGGATCAAAGCAAACGCCTTGGCCAGCAGCCCGAATCCGACAATCATCTTGGTGACCAGCGTGCCGCCGATGCCGATGGCCAACAGCAACCCACCGGCAGCCAGGGCGGTGGCGGTCAGCGCTATGGCTACGCCGGCAATCACCCCGGCCGTGCGCGGATTCGCTACAATCCAGCTATCGAGCCGTCCAGCCAGGTCGTTCACTACCTGCATTACACCGATCAGCCCGGCCACCTTGGCAACTACCCCGCCGACATGGGCCACCACGTTGGCAATAGTGCCGGTCAGCGTTTCCCATTGCATCTTTGCCCCGGACATGATCTCGGTGATCTTGGTCTGCATGTCCGCCTGCTGCCGGATGCGATCGAGCATCTGATCGTAACCCTCGACGCCGCTCTTCAGCAGCACGGCCAGGGGCCGGGCTGCCTCATCTCCGAACAGCTTTTTCAGGGTGATTATCTGCTCCTGGGGATTGAGCGCCTTCAGCTTCTCCAACTCAGCGACCATCGGCCGCAGACCCTTGAATTCCCCCGCTCCATTGAAGAAGTTGAGCCGGACGTTGTACTTGTCCAGGATCGGGCCGACCAGCTTCGCGATCTGGCCCTTGTCCAGCTTGTGGCCGATCTCGGCCATGCGGGAAAATGCCTGGCTCATGTTGGTGCCGGCGGTCGACCCCTCAATGCCGGCGGCCGCGAGCACGCCTATGATGGCGGAAAAATCACGGGCCGACTCCAGCCCCTGCAAACCGAGCAGCTTCAGCGACCCACCGGCATATTTGAACGTGTAGGCCAGATCGCCCACCTCCACACCGGAGGCATACTTGAGCCGTTGCAGCAGATCCATGAACCGGACCATATCCTCGTCGGCCACCCCCATGCTCTCGGAGAACTTGGCCACATGGGTTGCCGACTCGGTAAAGCTGAGCTCCATCAGGGCCGCGAAATTGGCGGTAGCTTCCCCCATGCCGTCAAGGATGCGGTTGGTCTGCACCCCCTGGTTGCGCAGGGCGATGAACATGCCGATCATATCCTTGGTAGAGCCCGGCAGAGAGGAACCGAGTTTGTCCGCCAGGGTGTTGAGCCGTTCGTATTCCGGGCCGACTGCGCCGGCGGAATCCATCAGGGTGGTGCGTAGCCGGAGCTGCGCCTCCTCCAGGTTGGCAAACTGGGTCACGGCCACGCCCAGGCCGAGCGCTCCGGCAATCCCGGCGCCGGCAATCCAGCGGCCGTAATCCTTGAACCGGTCGAAAACCGGCTGAAGCTTCTCCGCCTTGGCTGCCAGGCCGTCGATGCTGTTGGAGATGGCCTGCACCGGTCCGGAGACCATGTCCATCACCCTGAGGAGTATGCCGAGTTGGAAGAGTGATTCCATGTTATGCGTTCCGCAAGTGTGAAACGAACTCGGTTATTGCATCACGTAGTTTTTCCATTTTGACGATAAACTCCGCCATATCATCGAAATCAGACCGATGCAGTCTGACCTTGTTGTGACAATCGGAAATTTCCAGAAATGTGATTTTCTCTCTTTTCCCATCACGGTCCCAAGGTGAATCCCCATGGAATGCGACTGCAGATCCGGTAGAGGAATGGCCTTCTGCATTCAGCCAATAGCGTTTTGAATAATTGTGCATAGTTCATTTCCCCCCGAACGCCTTGGCCACCGCGTTTGTCAGTAACGTTGCCTGCCGGTCCTCTATCCATAACGCTTCTACGTATTGCTCCATCAATTCTTCCAGCTCCTGGGCCGGCTCAGTATGGAGGTAGTGCCGAACCAGGAGCCGCATCTGCATAATATGGTTGTTTTTCAGCTCCTCCCGGAGCTCTAGAGCTTTTTTGTAGAAAGACTCTCGTTCATGCCGATGGCGCTCTGCAGCTCGTTATTCAGCGCCACCATACGCCCCGGCATGTCTTCAAATTCGGCCTCCAGCTCGGCCTTTGTGGGGCTGATTGCTTTTTCGAACAACAGATCGTTGACCGCCTGGAACGTCTTTCCTTTTGTCACGGTCCCGATGAACCGCTTCATATCCAGGACCGTCGGCTTGAGGAAATAGTAGATTTTGCCGTCCTCTCCGGTCAGCTCCAGGATCTTCTTTCCCGCCTGGATCGCCTCATTGACTACCTGCGGCACACTCGTACTAGTGCTTTTACCCTTGCCCTTGTCAGCCTGTTCATCCAGTTTTTCCATGTCAAAACTCCTTTGATGGTTGTTGCAGGGCGGCCTGTGCCACCCCGCTGAGAATGGTTAAAACGACACGGAAACTCCGACCGTCAACCCCATGGCCGGACGCTCACCCCAGCCGATCGGCGACAGGACCTTCAGGTCGTATTGCCGCTGACCGGCGTTCTCATCGCCCTGTTTGTTGGCCGTGCTGGTCTTGACGATCTTGCACGACGGCAGCACATCGGTAATGGTCGGCTGCCCTTCGGTCGCGTAGGAAACGACGATGTCGAACGGCTGGCTGTCGTACACCGACCCGCCCAGCTTATCCTGGAGGCGCTGCGCCTCGTCCAGGTCCAGCGACATTTTTGCAGAAGCCTTGTAGTTCTTCCGCCCATAGCCGCGGGGCGTGGAACCCTTGCCGTAGCGTTCCTCAATGGGCCGCTCATCATCGTAATCGATACTGGAGATACCGATGGCGATGCCACCGGGCAGCTGCACCTCAATAGATTCCCAGTCATACAGGTTGCCGTTGATCATGGTTTCTCCTCCCTTACTGCAGCCGCGGGTCAAATGCCCCGCCGGCATATACATAGTTGGCATACAGTTTGATTTTGCGGATGATCGGGATGCCGATCAGGGTCATTTCCACTGCCACGCCGTTATTGACGATGTCCTGGTTGGGCGGAATCGTAATCTGGTGCGCGGCCAGTTCGCGCGGTATCGCCCGTACCATGGTGTTCAGGGCTGCCTCAATGCCGGTTTTGAGATACGCCAGGCCGGCGGCATTGGCGCCCAGGGTCGGGTCGCCAGCTTCGTCGTACATCGAGCGCAGCGCGGCGATCCGGCTCAAGCGTGTCGCCTTGAAGACCACCCTCAGCACGGTCAGAAACTGGAAATCACTGGTGACGTCGGCCATGGTCCGCTCGTCGCCCCAGTAGACTCCGGAGAGGCCGGCATAGCGCCGCGCGGTGATGTATCCGGCGGTCTCCAGGGTCGACTGGTGCGCCGAGGTGTATAGGTCGCTCAGGGTCAGTTGCGAAACCGGGCCGTCCAGCACCCGGCCGAGCGCCCGCATGACCGGTATGGCCAGCAGCCGGCCGGTGGCCAGTCCCGCGGCATTGCGCGTGATCCGCTTACCGGTCGAATCGGAGATCTCGCCGTATGCCGAGCAGACCGATACGAAGCGGTGGGCAAAACCCTGCCGCTCGGATACCAGCGCCGCGGTCCAGTCGTCGATCGATTCGCCGTCGTACGGGAGGCGGGTTTCGGCAAGAAAGAACGTCGGACGGTGCGCGTTCCACAGCTCGTCCGCCCGCACCCCCAGGGCGGCCCAGTCCGAGGAGTCGGAGGGGCCGACCACATGCACGAACTCCATGTCATAGAGCGAGAGCGGAGTTTCCAGGGCTTCAATGACCGCCGCGACCGACGGCACAGGCTCCTCGATCCGGAACGAATAGGTATCCCCGGCCACGGCATCGTTGTCCGGGAAGGTAATGGTCACCCCGGTTGATCCCACGGCGATCAGCCCGTCTACCGGAATGGTGCGCAGTCCGCCCCAGGAGTCGCCGCCGTCCAGGGACAACTGATAGGTGCCGGTATTGCGGCCGCCGGCCGAGATAATCCGGAGCTGTACCTCCGCGGCTGCCTTCACGGTGCCGGCGGCGGTGATGACCGGGCCGGTGCCCACCCGTGTGACCGGGCCGATCGGTACGCGGACGGTGGTCGCGTAGGTGTCGCCGGCAACGTGCACACCGGCCGCCAGGACCAGCGTGGCGCCGGACGTGCCGATCGCGATCTGTCCGTTTGCCGGCGTTGCCGTTGTCTCTCCCCAGGTGGCGCCACCGTTTTCAGAAAGCTTGTAGGTGGCGGTGGCGAGAGCGCCACCGACGACGATCTGCACTACCGCCGTGCTGTTGCCTGCAGGTGCTCCGCTGACGGTCGCCGTAGGACCGGTGCCGGTATGCTCCACCGGGGTGATATAGCCACCGGGCAACCCGGCCACAGGGACGGCAATTATCACCGGAGCTTGTCCGCCGGGGGCGAAGGCATCGCGCAGCCGGTCCACCAGCGGTCCGACTCCCAGCAGCGTATCCAGATCGGACGACTTGCCGAGCAGGTAGCCTTTGCCCACTTCCCCCAGGGAACAGACGCCGACCATGATACAGGCACCCTCAACCCCACCCGGGGATATCCCGCTGGTGCCGTCAATCAGGAACTCAAAAACATCGTTCATGTGCCAACCTCCGTTGATTAACGCCGGCCGGCGCTCATGGGCCGGTTGCGATATGCTTCCATGGCCGCCTCAAAGTCGGCCGCCGTCAGATGTTTGCCAGGTGCCCAGCCGTTTGCCCGGCACATACCGGCCACGGCATATGCCGGCATGCCGCGCTCGGCGGCCAATGCCTCAATCGGTTGGAGCCGGCTGTCGCCAGACTCCGGCGCCACCATCAAGCGCGGCCGGTTTTTTTCCTTCTCCCTGTTGTCCATCTGGATCTCCTTTCCTTGTCAGGCCCCGACATGCGGGGTGATCGTCACGCTGGGAATGATCGGTATGTTGGTTGTGGTCTGCAGGCCACCGGTGAACACTATCCGGACAATTGCCAGCCGCGGCCGGCGTAATTTCCGATCGCGCTCGGTTTCGCTGTCGGATGGGCGCTCTCCATCCTGGGGATTGACGCGGATGGCGCTGTTGTCGGTGTCGGCAATAACCCGGTAGTTTGCCACCGCCTGCCGGAACTGCTCGGCCATGCCGACGAACGAGGTATCTCCCCACAGGGCATCCGCGCTGCCGTAGAGCAGACAGCGGAACATGATTTCCCGCTGATAGCGGCGCCGGGTGAGGTCATACGCCGTCTTGCCGGCGTTGCGCGTCCGGGCAATCAGGCGGCCGTGCTTTCTGTCACGGTCCTGCAGCGGCAGACAACAGACGGCGAAATCGTTGTCCTTCAGGAAATCAAGCGGCATCTCGGTGAAAAAGATATTCTCAGGGGTCGCCGATCGGTACGGCCGGGTGCTGCCATCCCGAAGAGTAAGTTCTTCAAGGCGCTCGGTAAGGAATATCTGGCACGCGATCATCATTTCTTGAACACCTCAATGGCGATGCCCTTCAGCTCGCGCTCGATCCCCGGCTTCATCTCTTCAAAGGTCGGCTTCCAAAGCTTGCGGGGCGGGATCTTCGTGCCGTCGTCCTTGGGCTGCTCATGGATCAGGGCAATGTCCGTGACATCGTTGCCCTGCTTGGTCTTCACTCCGCGCCGGACACCCACCATGCCGGTATAATCGTCGGACTGGGCGGTGGTGATGTTGGAATACATCTGGTTGCTGGCCCGCAGGATGTCGGGTGAGAGGCCTTTCCGCTCCTTTGTCTTCGCGTATGCTTCGGAGAGCTCCGGCCACTCCAGGTCCTGCTGGTCCACGTGGCCGAGCACCTTCGCCTCGATCTTCTTCAATTGACGGCCGATCGTGCGGCGGCTTTCTTTTGCCAGATTGGGACCCGCCTGCTTCAAAACCTGCTGCAGCCGGCTCCAGTCGCCGGTCAATTGCACGCTCCGGCCAGCCATCAGCGCTGCACCGACAACCGCACCAGGATCGCCTGGCCACGAAAGATCGCCCGGTCGGATAATTTGACGATCGCATGCCGCTTGCCCTTTATGACGATCCAGTCGTTTTCCAGGGCGATCAGTACCGTGTCGGTCTCCGGATCTATCAGCCCCTGCTCGGCCAGATAGTCGCGGTGGAAGGCCACCACCCACCGCTCGGTCACATCGTCCTGGTCGTCCCGGACATATCGCTCGCCCTGGACTACCGAATAGTCTTCCTGGTCGTCCGGAGTGAGCCCGGCCAAAAGGGGAAACTCCTCGCCCGTCTCCCTCCGGAGGATGACCGGGGATTTGTGAAACGTGTCGGTCACGTTGCGTATTGCAGCCCGGAACTGGTCAACATTGTCTTGAGAGAGCAGGTCCATCATTCCATCACGATCATGGCCACGCCGGTGTCGGCGGGTTGAATACCCTGCCGGCGCTCGGCAATGGATCTGGTCAGGGCCGTTTCCATGGTGTCCAGAAACTTGAGCTTGTCGACGAACTCCGCCCTGCCGGCGCCGTCGCCTTCGACCTTGGACATTTCCTTTTTGTAGTGACTTCTGGCCGGCAGCAGCAGGGCCTTGGCGGCCAGATCCGCTATCAGGCTCTTGCGGGTGGTGGAAAGCTCCGCCTCGGGGATCCCCTCGTAGCCGGCCAGGGCCTGCGCCTCTTCAACGACAACCGGAAGCGAGGCGTTGAACAGCGTCGCCTCGTCCGGCAGTCGGTTTTTCACCATGTCGATGATGGTGGCCATCTATTATTCTTCGTCTTCGCCGATCGTGAAGACCTTGGCGCCGTCCGGGAAGATCCTGGAGAAGCCGATCACGTTGGAGATCACCGTATCCTGGAGCTGCTTGTCGATGACCTTTTCGGTCTCGATCAGCTCGGCACCGCTTTCCTTCACCAGTTCCAGGGCCGCGGACTTGGAGACGATGGTGATCTGGTTGTTACCCAGGGCTGATTCAGTCCAGTTGAACCGTTTCAGCGGCAGGCCGAACGGAGTGGCGAACTCGCCCGTGGCCGCGGTCTTGAAGATGTACGGCGTCTGGAACTCGGGCAGGTTAAGGATGGCGCTCATCTCCGTTTTCTTGGCCGCAAACACGGTCCCGGCAAATCGGTCCATGTTCAGGTAGAACTCCAGGAGTTTGCTGTAACTGAGTGGAGTGGCCTCTGTGGCCGGGGCCGCGTTGTCGTTTCCGTCGCCGTTGTTGATGTTGTACATGGCAAACGCCACGTTGCGCTTGGCGATCCGCTGCCCGATCAGCTGCAGGTGTGCGGCGAACAGCGGCAGCTTCATCCGGCGCAGCACCTCATACGAGGCGTTGAGCTTGAGTCCAATCTTGGCCAGGCGCACCGAATTTTTAGCGCTGGTGATGCTGACGCTGGGGAACATGCCCCCCTCGGCAATCCGGGAGAAGTCCAGCTTCTTCTCGTCGTACACCGCCTTGAACGTATCGTAGACGCCCGAGTCGATGGTGGTCTCGGTGGCGACGACGTCTTCCAGGGTCAGGTCGATGGCGGTCAGACCGGCCAGACCGATGCGGACGTTACGGTTGATGAACTCGGGAAAGAGATAGATGTCATCCTGAGTACGGTAGAAGCGCTCGACGGTATGCTTCCGCAGGTTGATGTCCTGCTTCATCAGCGCAAACTCGAACGCATCGAGGTTGGCCTCCTCCGAGGGATTCTCCTGAGCCAGCAGTTCGGACACCGTTATGCCCAGGGTACGGGCTTGGCCGTACATTTCACGACAGAGTTTCATTGCCATTTGCGGATCTCCTTATTGATGGGTGATGGTCTACGGGCAGCACATGACCAGGGTATGGGCCGTGGTATCCTTGGTGAGCACGAACATGGGCCGGCCGACACTGGCGTCGGTACCGCCGGCCAGATTGGTGGCGGCAACCGCGACGACCGCGGCTGCGCCGGTGCTGGCGCCGGTATGTGCCACCGTGACCAGATCCGCCGCGGAACTCGCCTCGATGGCTGCTTTGACCAGGGCGGCGGTAGAGGTGATGGCGCTGGCGCCGTCGGTGGCCAGGGTGACGTTGATGTCCCGGCCGACCACGTCGACCGAAAGGGTCACGTTATTGCCGGGCGGGTCGATCAGCGTGATTGTGATGTCGTTACCGTCCGCGCCGGCCTTTTTGGCGGTGAACGTCAAGGCGTTGTTGTTGGCCACCACGCCAGTTGCCAATGACGCGGCCACGGCTGCAGCAGGTGGCTTGACACCTCCCAGGCCGTCGGCAACCAGGTGCTGATAGTTGAGGCCGGGGTTGCCGGTATAAGAAACCTCCACACAGCAGTCGCAGCAGCGCACGGCGCCCAC